TTGGCCACATTGCCCAGAACAACCCATTGTCCAACCTGGAACAGCGTATTATTCGGGCAAGTCACCACGGAACTATTGGCTACCGTCGTGCCCGTGGTAAAGCCAAAATCCAGCGCAATGACATTGATCGGCGTTGTCGTGCCGCTCGGGATAAACGGCACACCGAAAGCAATCGAAGCCGCGCCAGCCGAAAAGTTCGTCACCGCGACCGTCGCTAGAGCGACTGTTGAACCGATGGTTCCGATCTGCGCCGCCCCAAGCAACGTCGTGTTGAAAGTCTGCGGAATGGTATCAACACCGATCAGCGACGGGTTGACCATAAAGGCCGGCGCCGTAGCCGGATTCCCAGTCGCAGGATACACAGCATGCGGATCAAGCAGCGCATAGCCCTGATACGATCCGCTCGGTCCGTCGAACGGCTGGATTGAAGCGGATGTGCCGCTCTCGACCTCGAGAGCCCCCATCGAGACTACGGGACCGCGGAAATTAGTGTCACCCATAAGGTCGCTCCGTCAGTCGCGCATTACGAAGATGGGAACTCGCCCCACGCTGCACGTGGGTCGTTGTACCCGAAACTGTAACGCTCGTAGGCCTTTACGAGCAGGTTGTCAGTAATATTGTCAACCCACATGTCGCTCTCGTATGGCACGCGCAGCATGTGGATGAGCCCTTCGATGTTCGTGGTCAGGAACCACGCGAAGTTGCTCGTGAGGAAGTCCAAAACGATGAAGCCTTCCGGCAGACCGCCCGAAAGCGTCAGGATGGCGTTCACATCGTTGTCGGCCGTACCAGGTCGAAGCTCCGTCTTGGTCAACCGAATAGCGATCGGCTCGAGGTTCGGCGGCACCACAAGACGCCTGGCACGCGACAGAATACGCAAGCCGCGTTCGTTGACGAACTGGGTGCGAACGTTGGTCATATCGGCCAACAGCGTCGATTCGTTGAGGCTCTTGGGCACAGTCGAGGTATTGGCCCAGGTTCCGCCATCGAACGGATGTGAGGCCGAGAACAGCGCCACACCATCGCCAACGATGGAAGCGTTATAAGTCTGCCCAAGATTCAGGACGTTTGCCGCCTGAATTTCCTTGAACTGCGCGAAAGCCTCTTGAAGCTTCAGATTGGTCGGATTGAACTGCTGCTTGTAAAGCAGGTCATCAATGGCCTTGCGCGTGATTGCGTAACCCAGCGCGACCTCAAGATGCACGAACGCCCACGTAAATCGCTCGCCGGAGTTGTTGTCGAACTGTGTTGCCGCCCCCTCATCCTTGAGGTACGGCAACGCTACGAACGCCATTTGCGTCGAGCGTTCGACCGCCATGTTCGATTGGCGTGTCGTGAAGACTCGGTCCCACTGCCGTGGGATCATGTCGTAACTGCCGCGGACATCGAACAGTCCAGGAAGCAATTCCGACCGAATGTTTGCTAATGCGACGGGCATTGGTCATTGCTCCTTACAGGCCACCGCCCAACGTGCGGTAGGTCTGGCTGTTGAATGCGACGATTACCCAATTGTAGTTAGTGGTCGGGTCCGACCCGTTGCCGATGCCGGGATAGAGCGACACAATCTTGAAAGGCAGGGCAGAAGCCGTCGTGCCAGCCGTGGCAACCGTGCCGGGATCAATGGTTGCGATCGAGAAGCCGCCGCCTGTCGTGTTGGGGGCGCCGCCGGAGAAGTTCACAAGTTCGCCAATGGTGCCGGAACCGAGCGGGGCGCTGTAAGACGCGACCCTGAACAAGGCGCCTGGGCTGTTAATGATGTACGCGGTTGCGACCGTGCCGCCCTGCGCTCCAGGCCAGAATGGCGAGTAAATCGGTGCGCCGCCGCCGCTTGGCGTATACCAACAACCCTGAAAAATGCCCATCAGGACGTTGGACGTAACGGTTGTCGGCGTCGCCAAGGCGATAAAAGCCGAATTAGTCGCTTCTTTGACGACCGGATCGCCAAACCCGATTTGCGTCGAGTAGGCCGGACGGATGGGAACTTGGGTCAATTGATAGTCGACGGCATACCCAGGCAAATAGCCGAAATGGGCGAATCCGTACTGCGACTGTGTATTAGCCACGGCGTTAGGCTCCGAGCTAGGGCTATCAGCCCGTACCCGGCAGGCGCTGCCATGGTTAGTGGGGCGGTTAAACCGTCACGGCGCGTGACGATCAGGGGATCAAGACTGCAGGCGCTGCTCGTCCGATCATCGTCTTTCCTGCGGCGCGCAGGAAATGTAGTTCCATGCCGTATAGGGCAAGAACGGACGGCATGTCAAGCGCCGCCCGTTCCCACAATCACTCAACGTACTCGAGCCGTTGCTGCTCTTTTGCTTCTTCGGCGGTCTTTGGCGCCGCAGGAAGCTGAAGGACATTGGCTTTCTGACCGGATTTTAGCCAATTCAGCAAGACGATGTCGCCATTCGGGAGTTCCAGCGCATCGTGATGCGTAAACTTCTCGTCTTTCTTGACCTGACAGAACCGGCCAACCTTGGTTGATCGTGTGGTGAAGACCATCCCACGATACAGGCCGTCCAGCTTTCCGGCGGACATGATGTCTTCCTCGAACGCGATTTCAGTACCGGGAAGAACGCAAACCGCAACATCCTCGCCACTGGCGGGGGCAAAGCCGGCTGTGCCGGAAACGAAATTCTTGGTGACGAGGTGCTCGCCGACTTCGGCAGGACGCGAAGCGACGGCTTGGAGCGAATAATCGCAGATGGCAGCCTCCTATCGCTGATTTCCTGACAGCCTACGCCGATTGCTCCGACGCGGCAAGCGGCTTTTGCTTCCTCGGACGGCCACGCTTGCGTTTCGGAGGATCGCCAAAGGCGGTCTCATTCATCGCCTGCCGCGCCTTTTCGTAATCTTTCTGCAATGATCGCGCATCAATAGAGGCATCGCCGCCATTGACGGAAACCTGCGCGATCATTGGTTGCTGGAACTGCACCTGCTGTGCTGGCAACATTGGGGCCATAACAGGCGGCTGGCTGGGTTGCGGCATCCATCCCGGAGGCGGAGGCGCTGGTTGCTGCCCAGCCTCCGCCACTTTCTGCTGCATTTCCGCCATCTGCTGACCTTGCGTGATGTGCTGCAGGTAGTTCCCACGATAGTCGAATTGGCCGACATGAGACACGTCATAACCAATCGCTGCCCATACCTGGCCGCCACAGCGCCGATACCGGATGCAAAACGACAGGTCTTCGCTGACGACGCCGCGTTCCGGAATATCCAACTTCTCAAAACATCGAATAATTCGATTGGCCCCCGCCTGCCGCAAAATGCCTGCCGCCGGATGCAGATCAATGCGGTAGTCCGCAAGCTCCGGAAACTTCTCCAATATGGTTTTTACCACGCTCTTGTGTATTAAAGTACAGCCCATTCCCACCCCCTCAACCTTCATGAAATTGCCGCGGCGTTCGCTTTGCGGCGATCCCTCGCCGGACCCGGCCCACGACACCGGCAATTTGCGTTGCGGATAAATCGTCCCCACGATCGGCTCATCAAACACCAGCATGTCGAGAACCATATTCGGATCGATCCCCATATCGGCATCGATAAACAAGAGGTAGTCAATGTCCGGCATGGTATCGTGCCAAATGGTGGCAACCATCGACCGCAGTTCCGCTATATCGGGGAACGATAGCGTGGAAACCGACGCCCCCACCGACTTCGACGTTAACATCTGGCTGATCTGATGGGTGGACAGAAAAGTCGTGGCCGTCAGGGTATTGCCGAAAGCGGGAACGAAAATAAACACCTTCTTCATGACACAGCTTTCCTCTGCTTATTAACGTCTCGTTGCCATTCAAATTCCGCTATAATCTTGGAAAATTCATGGCTGGACTTTTGGTTTTCATTAATAGCGCGACTCAGAACCTCACCGTATTCCCCAAGACTAAAGTCAAATGGGTATTCGTATCGCTTAAATCTTACCTCGTTTTTCCACAAATAATAGGAATTCCAAGCGGCTGCACCCTCCCGCAACACATTGCACAAAGCAACATCCTCACACCGGATAAACTCTATCAAGGGATATTTGGGCACAAAATGCAATGTGTTGCCTTCTGGCCAGACAATATAGCGGTGATGATGATAGCCACGATACCCCTCGCCCGGATTAGGGTTGGCGTCCACCCCCTTAGCCATTTCCGCTGCCGGGGATGGCGTTTCGATATATCCGGCCTTTCCTACGCGAGACATTTCCCGACAGGCATGAAACGGGTTGAACATATCCTCTAGCGTATGACGACAATAAACAAAATCAAACGTCTTGTTCGGAAAGGGTATCAAATCCTCGGCCAAATCGGCCTTAATTCCCTTTCCTTTCGGCACAAATTTCACATCGAAGTCAATAAAGGCATCGGCACGATCCCAGGGCCCACGACCGGGCCCGATTTCCAATACCTTGTGATGCGGCTTGATCTTCTTGGCCAGCAGCCAGTCCAACACGATTTGCGACTGGGTCCAACTTTTGTAGTCGCTCTCGGAAATATACGGCAGGCCGGTCACGCCAGATCCCTCAATAGCTGCTTGGCCCGATGCGCCCACAAATGCCGATCCTTGATGATCTTACGCGACTCAACAATGCCGCGCTGGCGCATTTGCGGGTTTCCCAGCCATTTCCTAGCCTGTTCGCAAAACGTATCTGCGTTATACTCGCCATAATGGAACCCCGGCGCAAAACATTCCGTCATTTGCCCCGCCTTGCCTAAATGCGGTGATTCATTAGCCATAACGAACCCGCCAACCGCCATGGCCTCCAAAACCCTGTCATGAAGCGCAAACCCGAAAATATTGTTATGCACGTTAATGCGGGACCGTTGATAGAGATTCAGCACCTGTTCCCTGTCTTCATAAAACGGCTTTCCCCATTTTGCAAACTCGGGCCACAGCTCCCAATTAAACCCGCGGAACTCCACGTTCTCCGATACAGACAATATTAAACGCGCAATGGCCACACGATCCCGCATCCTCGCCAGTTCATGAACTATGTATCCCGCATACTCTTTATAGAGGACGTCCCAGATATCGGGAAACTTGCGTTCCATTCCAGCCCAAAGCTGATACGCCGTTAGTTGCTGGTCTAATTCGCCGCGCAGCGGCGTATAGACAGCTTCCATCGTCTCCGCAATACAGCGAGCAATCTCCGAGACAGACACAGACTCCAATGAACGAGCCTTCCACCTCTGCTCCGGATCCGAAATGTAGCCGACAATCGAGAGGTCCAGATTCTGCGCTGCGGGCGGATACGCCAATAACTTAGCGTCGACGGCAACCAATAACGATCCGCGATAATTCGGCCAGTCCTGACACGGAACGCCGATAATCGGCCCATGTCCGTACGTATAAATCATGTCTCTCGGATGAGCGCATTCATCGTAGCCCGGGGCCTCCCAAAGAATATGGTCCTGAATCCACGGGATATGGACGGCCGTGCGCGGTATTCTATCTGTGCGGCCACGGTTGACTTCCATCACCACATCCGCACCGGCAAACGCCTCGCCGGGCGTTTCCTGATGCACGATATTGACATCGTGCCCGGCCAAGATGAGTTCAGCTCCCAACCCGATGAAATATCGCCGGTGGTGACTGTTCTTGTAGGAAAGAACAAACTTCACGGCACCGGCCAAATCCGCATGCTAATTTCAGTCAAGAACCACGCCGACAGCAGCATCGCGCAAGCAATGCCAATATACCACCCGAAGGGCCGTCTGCGCATTAATGGTGATGCGGCAGCAGTAAGCCGCCACCGCCCATGCCAATCAGGCAACTGAGCAGGGCAAAGACAATCCAGATTATGATAATGCAGACGACAGCCCACAGAACGATATTGAGCACCTGACTGATAATCGGGCTGATCCAATCCGTCGCCATCGGAATCAGCAACCGCACGATAGCGATGATAGCGCCAATAATGACGCACCAGACCAGAATCTGTTCCAGCCACTCCAAGCTAAAGCACCCCATGGGACGTTCCTTTCGTGGTTAGGCGATGTAACGGTGCGGGTCGCGCCATCCATCTTTAAAATGAAAAACTCCAACATACTCCGCCCAGCGCGCATCACACTGCACACACCGCTGCGGCAAGCCGTCCCCCGTTTTGGGAGCCTTCTGTCGCCATTTCCCTAATTGACGTCCCAAATCCTGACTTTGGCCGAGATAAACGGTCTC